TCGGTGTTCACGACCGCGGCGCTGGCCTCTTGGCTGATGGCCTTCGGGTTGAAGCCGTTTTTCGAGAGGTACAGCACGCCGTCGAAAAGAAGATCCCGCGCGCACGTCGTGACGGCCAGGACGCGCCCATCCTTGCGGGTCGCCTTCCAGCACATCGCGAGCGTGGTAGAGCCTGCCGCCTGCGCTGAGGCAAGTGCGATGGTCCGGTACTTCATTCGCGAACTTCGTCGAGGTAAACGGAGGGGCCCGCCACAATCCGGCTATCCCTGGGCCCAGCGGCGACAAGCTCCCACTCGAGGGAGTCGTCACGGAACTGCACGGGGACATAGAAGCCCGACGAGAAGGTCAGCGTCTCGGTCGGCTGCGGGTACTTGTGCGCCGCAGCAGAGCCGTGCGTCTCACTCTTGCCCGTGGTGTCGACGGTCAGCGTGTAGACGTTGGTCGCGATGTTCGCGATCGTGTGCGCCAGGTTGTTCAGGACTGCGCCGGCCGTGCCGCCAACGCCCTGCAGCCAGAGCTTTCCGCCGACCAGAAGAGGTCCGGACATGGCAGAGCTAAGGGCTACCTGCGTCGTTGCTCCGACCGTGATAGCGATGATGGATCGGGTGTCGTCCGCTACGAACGTCGCGACGGTAGGGCCCGCGCTGAGCGCCACATTGCCCGCAGAGACGCCGATCGTGACCGGCGAGCCGGCACGCAGGAGGGATGGCGTACCCTTAAGGCGCGTGATTTGCCGGGCCCGCTGGCGAGACGTGCCAGATGCGGTGTAGAGCTTGCGCAAACCATAGTTCGGCGTGCCGTTGCCGAAGCCGTAGACGCCGCTCTCGACGCCAGCCATGTAGCCGATAAGTGCGCCCTGCGCCGCCGTGATCGCGGAATCCTTCGGGTCTTCCAGAAGCATCCCAAAGGCGCCCGCATCGGTGACCTCATAGATGCCCTCGAGATCCTGCCACGCCGTGACCGACATGGGTTGTATCCCGAGCTGGTACGAGCGCAGCGTGATGTCTCGCACCACGTTGACCGAGGCATAGCCGCCCTGATTCTTGGTTCGGATGTTCTCGCGCGTCTGGGAGCCGCTCACGCCGGCCAGGATCACGCTGTTAGGCACGATCACATCGGAGAGGACTGTTATGGTCATGCGTTCCTCTGGGCGCGGCGGAGTGCGCTGCTGGCCGACTGCGCGGCCTGGTCGATGGTCTTGCGGTTGGTGTCCGAGGCGAAGGACTGGTGAATCACGACACTGACGCCGGCACCGCTGCTGCTGATGTCTGAATTTGGCGTGACGCTTCCGCCCTGGCTGCCCATCATCAAAAGCTGCTTGCCGCCGATGTTGAGTAGTTCAGGCCCTTTCTCGTTGACCTGGTACATGCCGCCAGCCGATACGCCGCCGCCGCCTGCACGCGCGCCGAGGCCGCTGATGAAGGCCCCCAGGATGTCGCCGCCACCGCCACCGCTTCCGCCGCCGATCGCGCCGCTCAGCGCATTGGCGAGGGGCCCGGTGATCGACTGCCGGATGGCGATGCGCGCGATGTCTTTGACCATCGAGTCGATCAGGCTCTTGAAGTCAACCTTTCCGGTGCTCACGAAGTCGACGAGCGCATCTTCGGCGCCCTTGAATGCGTTCGATAGCGCATCCCCGACTTGATCGGCAAGGCGCTGTGTCTGGTCGTAGTAGTTGGTCAGCGCCTCCGTCGCGCCGCTCATCCAGTCCTGCTGCGCGGCGTCGAGCGTGTCGTACTTCTTCTTGTAGGAGGCAATCTCCTTGCCTTGAAACTCGTCGATTATGGCGAGCCGAGCGGCGTACTGGCGTTCGGCCTCGGGCCCGAAACTGCCTTGCAGTTCCGCCTGGGCACGCTGGTTTGCGAGATCGCGGCGCTGCGCCTGATAGCGCTCCTCGATCTGAGTGATACCGCCGTTGAAGTCGCGCGCCTTCTGCCCCTTGCCAATCCCGGAAATCTCTCGCTCGTAGCCGCGGTTGACCGTGTCGAAATAGTCCTGCGCAGCCTGCCGGGCAGCCAGCAGCGACGAGGCGACCTTCTTGTATGCCGCTTCCTCCTGAATGCCGAGCACTTGGGAAGCAGTCGCCGCGTTCTCGCGCAGCTTGAGCAGCTTCGCTTGCGCGTCGGCGATCTTCTTGGCATTGTCGATCGCATCCTTGCCGGTCAGCTTTTCCTGCTCGAGGCGGGCAATCTCCTGCGATACGGCATCCTGCTGCGCGACGTTGTTGCCGTCGAGCAGGCGCTTTTTCTCGGCGTAGTAGGCGCGCTCATCAACCAACCCGGCCGACCGCATGGCCTCAAGCACCTTCTCGTTGTTCGCGTAGGTGTTGGAGATCGCTTCCCCGGCGTTTTTGATGGCATCGAGGTCTGCGGCCAGTTGCGCCTTCGCCTCTTGGGCCGCGCTGTTGTCCTTCTTGCCCCCCCCAGGGGGAGTGATGAGCCCCTTGGTGTCAACTTCCGGCTTCACTCCAGCGGCGGCGCGCGCACGAGCAGCGAGGCGCTTTACTTCCGGGTCGTCGCCGACGCGGTTTTGCTGGTCGAACAGTTCGCGGAGCTTCTTCGATTCGCTTTTCTTGGCGCTCTCGATCGTGTTCTGAAAGCTCGTCGTCAGCTTATTGAAGGCGTCGGCGTTGTTCGCATAGGCCTCTTTGACGCCCTTGAAGCCATTCAGCCCGCCCATGATGGCGCCGCGTGGAGTGGCAAGGTCCGCGACCTCTGCCGCCAGGCGCAGATTCGTGCCCAGAAACTGAGACGCGCGGATCACGGTGCCGATCGCATTCACCACGTCGCCGCAGCGCTCGACAAAGGCGAGCAGTGCGACCGCGCTGTCCTGCGCGAAGTTGCGGATGCCGTTTGAGGTGCCGAGCTTGTCGGCGGCGCCTGCTGCGTTCGCCGCTTCCGTGGCCGACTTGATCAGGTATTCCGCCAGCGTGTTCAGGGTCGGGATCGCCTGGGCAAGGATCGACTGCGCGAGCGCGGTGATCTTGTCCTTGTTCTCGGCCTGCTTCTTGCCGAACTCGTCGAGGACGGTGATTTGCTCTTGAGTCAGCCGTGTCTGACGCTGGGTGTTGTCGGCCAGGTCATTCAGGAACGGGATCAACTGCGCCCCGCCCTTGGCGATGGCCTCCAGCGCCGCGGCCTTGCCGGGCCCGTCCTTGAATTGCTGGAGCGACTGAGCCAGCTTGTCGAGTTGCTCGACGGGGCTTTTCTTCTTGAACTCGTCGAAGTTGATGCCAAGGGCAGCCAGCCCGCGGCCGGCCGTCTTGGATTCATCGTCCGTCTTGGACAGCGCCTTGGTCAGCTTGACGCTGAAGGCCGCGACATCGTCCAGGCTTTTGCCCGACTTCGCCGCCACGGGCTGCAGGGATGCGATCGCCTCTGCGGTGTCACCCATCTGCTCGGCCAGGTCCTTGAAGTTGCCGGCCTGGTCGATCGCGCGCTGGGCGATGATGGCGCCGGCCGCAATGGCTGCGGTAGCCGCAACGCCTGCCGCGATGCTGAAGCGCTTCAGGTTGGCAATCGCCTTCTCGGTGGCCTCCCTCGAGTTGACGAAGGCATCCCGCATCTTGAGCGCGGAATCGGCCGCCTGCAGTTGCGCCTTGCTGGCCCCCTGCTGGGCGAGCTTGTAGAGTTCGGCATCGCGCGTGGAGCGGCCTTGCACGGCAACCAGATCCTGAAGCGCCTTGACCTGCTTATCGATGCTCTCGGCGACCTTATCCGCCGCATCCTTGGACGCCTTGCCCGCCTCAGTGGCGGATGCCGCCGCCTTGCCGAAGTTGCGCTCGAAGTTTGCCGCCTGCTTCTCCGCCTTGGCAGCAGCGACCGACAGCTTGTCGAGGTCGGAGGCGCTCTCCTTTACCCCGGAGCTGTCGATCTTGATGCCAAGCGATGCGATGTCCATTGGTCACTCTTTCTGGTTTTCGGCGATCTGCAGGAGTGCTGCTTCTTCCATCGCGGTCAGGTCTTCAAAGACCTCGGTCCACTGCTTCTTCGGGATGCGCGTAAGCCTCAGAACGGGCTCTATCGATGCGTAGATAAGGCCGCACGGCTGCCCCGACATCCCCACCCGGCTCCACTGAGAAGCGAGGGTTGTGAAGGTGTTGACCGAAACAACGTTGTCCGGCCATACCCCAGGGTTCGGCGCACTCAACTCCGCCACCGTCAGGCCGAGCGATGCGGCGTACTTCGCTGACGGTGGCTTGAAGTAGAGAAAGCGTGCGACCTCTACGAGTTTTTTCGCTTGGCCTGCTGCAGTTCCCGGCCGTAGGTCGCCATGATTTCCGGCGACGAACCGTCGTACTTGTTGATGAAGCTCTCGACCGATTCGGTGGTGAATGGGTCATCCAACTCCCAGCCGACAGCGATCTCCATGATCCGCTTGGCGTCCCGCTTGATAGACTCCGCGGTCACCGTCTCGAGGTTGTCGATGGTGACTTCTGGGGCATCCTCGGGAAGCCGGGCGGCTGAGATGTAGGCTGCGAACTCGGTTCGCGTCTTGTGCTTGAACTCGAATTCGACATCCACCGGCTCGCTGCCGGGCACCGGAATACCGACCTTCGCCTTGAAGGTCGGGTTCCCATTGAGGGTGAGCTTTGCCATTAGGAGGCGTAGCGCACCGGCTGGGCGTTCAGCGAGAACGTGGTCGTGACCTTCATCACTTCGTTCGCGTCGGTGGTCGGCGTCTCATTCACGCCGACGATGCCGTTGTAGAGGATCAGCGAGCCGGTCGGCAGCGTGAACTTCAGAGCGGTTTGCGCGCGGGTCTTTTTGGCGGCCACCGCGGCGATGTAGCCGGGCTGGGTCGGGTCGTCGCCGATGCCGAGCGTCAGGCCCTGGGCGCTGATGTTGGTCGGGATGCGGAATTCGCGATCCGACTCCAGCGGCTGGTACGTGGTGAACTGTTGTTCCCCGCCGTCCGTGGCCGTGGTCAGGATCTGGGCGAGTTGCGTCCAGGTGCTGATCTTGCGGACCGAGCCGGTGCCAGTGCCAGCCGGGAAGCGGGTCGTACTCGAGGTGTCGATGCCTTCGAGGTTGAACGTGTTGGTCGTCACACCAGAGACGCGCACAACCTGGTTCGTCAGGTTTGCCCAGCCGGAGGTAACTTCGACGAAGTCGCCATTCGTCAGCCCGTGAGCGGTCGAGGTGGCGACTGCCGGATTGGCGTTCGTCAGGATGGTGACCGTGAGTGCCGAGCCGTATGCGCTCGCGATGGCGAAGACGCCACCGTTGGGGAGGGAGTAAGCCATGGTGAGGCCCTTTCTTTGGACGAAAAAAAGGCCGCTACATGGCGGCCGTGGTTGCAGATGCCCGAAAGGGCGGGAAGGAAAACTTAGGCGGTGTCGGCTTGGTAGCCACACGAAACGGGGATGACGAAACGGTCAGGCTCTTGGATGGCTGGGCCCGCCGACATCGGCGATGTGACCCAAACGTTCAGGCCGCCCTGAGTCATCGGGGCGGCCACAGGGAAAAGCGTGTCGAGCGCGGCGGAGAGCATCTGCCCTGCTCCTGCGCCCGTGTTGATCGGTAGCGCGATCGATACCTGATAGATGCCGATGTATTCCCGATGCAGCCCGTCAAGCGTCAGGCTCTGCGTGTCCGCAGGTAGCAGGAAGGAACGCAGGTAGCGACCGCTCGGCGGCGTGAAGGTGACGTTCTCGTAAGCAATAGGGATGGCGGGCACTTGCGCCGCCGCCCAGGTTGCAAGGCGCGTCTCGAAGGCTGCGCGGATCAGGGCATTGCTCATAGCGCGTCCAGCTTGGCCTGTGCGATGGCCTTGGCGAGGTAGATGCGGAACTCAGTCACGGTGACGCGCACCATGCCGGCCGGCGCCTGCTGGCTGTGGCCGTACTCGAGCCGGCGTGCGTAGGGAAGGTTGTTTGCGATGTAAATCGGCGGGCCCGCCTCAAAGCCAGTCAGCGCCTGCAGTGCAGCGTCATAGACTGCCGGGCCCGGCCTGCTTCCAAAGGGCTTCTTGTCGTCCCGTTCTAGCGGGCCCGCTGGGGGCGTGTCGACAGAAACCTGCCAGTTGCCTCGAAAGCGTCCCGTATCCACTGGGGATGTCTTCACAACGCCGACGAGCATGTTCATTGCGACAAGCCGGGTCACGGTAGACGCGCGCTCCTTGGTCAGGTCGCAGAAGCGCTGGATGTCGAAGGCGAAGCTGCTCATTTTCGGATTTGCAGTTCGTGGAGCGTGTCCACGCCGGCCGGGGCCAGCGGCTTGACCGCGATGACGTTGTACGGGGCGCCCTGCCATGTCAGGATGTCGCCGGCCGTCGGAGGCGTCACACCCACCGCGCTCATGTAAACCTGCTTGTCGCCCTGCAGGATCAGGGTGCCGTCGATAACAGCCCGGTCGTAGTCGAACACCACCGCGCGCACGGGTTGCACCGTCTCGGTCGGCGTCGTGGTGCCGGTGGCCGGGTCGTAGGCGCCGGGCGTCACGCGCGCCAGGGAGGCGGACGCGCCGAACTCCACGATGAGCGCATTGGCATCGGCGGCGAGGTCGCTGTAGAAGCTCACACGCGCACCACTTTCCGCGACGCGCCGCCCGTGCCGTTCAGGTACGGAGCGAGCATGCCGTCGATCGCCTTGTATTGCGTGGAGGCGGGCACGTTGTCGGCGTATTCCACCTCGAGCGGGCCGACCTTGGTGCGCTTCTTCAGGCGCCCGACATCGGCCAGCAGATCGCCGGTCGACGCGCGAAGGGCAAGCTCTGCGTTCGCATTGGCGACGGCCGCGGGAACCGTCGTATAGGCCACGTCATAGCCGAACGCACAGACACCCGAGCGCGGCCAGTCCAGGGCCTGCGTCGCGGAGACGCGGAAGCCCTGCCACCGGCTGGCGTACATCTGGCCCATGTAGTCGGCGCCCTTGCGTAGCGCCGATTCCTTGCTCATGGAGTCGAGCGCAGCCCATGCGGCATTCGAGCGGGCAAGGAAGTAGGCGTCCGCATTGACGACGCTGATATAGGCTTCAGCGTTCGCCAGGCCGGCGCCAGTTTCGACTACGAGGGCCATGCTTTAGCTTCCTGTGACGACGTAGCTGTCGAGCGCAGAGACGCGGCCGATGATGTCGACCGCGGGATTGGATGCAACGGCGCGCGTCAGCGTGGAGGTCGCGCCATTCAGCAGCGCGCCGCCCGACGATGCGACGCTGGTCGTACCGGCACAGAGGACGGTGCAGCGAAAGCCCGACTTCAGGCCCACGGGGACCGTCAGCGTGGCCGTTGCGGTGCATTCCAGCACCTTGCCGTTGTCGGCATCGGTCAGCACTCGCGAGGCGGACACTGTGCCCGTGCTCACGACTGCCGTGAAATAGGTGACCGAGCGCACCGTGCATGCAAGCTCGATCACCTTGGCAGCCGGGTAAGGGCCGAACGTCTGGATGGCTCCCGACACGGACGCGGCAGGATCGAAGTCAGACTTCGAAATGACGGTCGCGGTGGAGCCAGACGGTGCATTGACGATGAGCGCTTCGCCGGCCGGAAGCCTGAC